ATGAGTTTATATTTAACCGCTAATGAGTTTATAGGATTCAGTTTTGCAGTGGTATCCATATCAGTCTGGGCGCTAATAGTTTCAGTGAAACCATAAAATATACCAAATGAAAAAACCAACAAAGCCAGTTAAAGCAGCCAAGAAAACAGTCAAAACACAAGGCAAAGACACATTATCCTTCCTCGGCATCCCATTTGGGAAGATCCCAAAAGGAATGAAGAAGTAAACCGCCAACCCCCATCATTGCGATATGAAAAACTGGTCCACTGCTGTTCATGAAACCCAGGAGATTCGCCACAAGAAGACTGTGGCTGACTTTGAGAGTGAGCGTAAGAAGCTGCTCAATATCATTTCAGAGAAGGACAATCAGCTTAATATCGCACTTGGAATCGGCGGTGTTAAGCCTGTTGCTTCCAAGATCAATGCGGTCAGCGATTTTGACTCCGAGGCAACTTTTGTAGCCGTTGCATCAGATTGGCATGTTGAGGAGACGGTTGAAGGAAAAACCATCAACAATCTCAACGAGTTCAATCTTGATATTGCTGAACAGCGCATCAACCGCTTCTGGAACTCGATTGTTCGTATGGCGAAGATTCAACGTCATGGTGCTAAAATTGATCGCCTTGTGCTGATCTTGGGTGGCGATTTAATGACTGGCTACATTCACGAGGAACTGTTGGAGAATAACGCTTTGTCTCCAACGCAGACAGTGTTGTGGCTTCAAGATCAGATCGCTAGTGGAGTTGAATTGCTGTCCAAGCACTTTGGAGAAATTGTGATTCCATGCTGCTACGGGAATCATGGGCGCAACACTCGCAAGCCACGTCATGCTACGGGTGCCGCCAACAGCTACGAATGGATGCTTTACAAAACAATGGAAAAGCATCTTGCCAACAAGGCTTCTTGGCATGTTTCTGACGGCTACCATTTACTTCTGGACCTCTATGGAAAGACGCTCCGTATTCATCACGGAGACGGTTTGCAATACCAAGGCGGCGTTGGTGGGTTGACTATACCAGTCGAGAAGGCCATTTCTTCGTGGAACAAAGGTGTTCCTGCTGATTTGGACATCTTTGGCCATTGGCATCAAAGCCAGCAGAATCCAAAGTGGGTATGCAACGGGAGCTTAATTGGCTTCAATGCTTACTCCATCGCCATCAAGGCACCTTACGAGCCGCCATCACAGACTGGCTTTATCTTTGACAAGCGATACGGAAGAACAGTCACGTTCCCAATCTTTGTTGATTAACAACCATACTACAAAACCAAATGAAATGGCAAAAGGCTATCGACAAGATCAATGCTGAAAAGTATTGCATTCCACATGGCTGGGATACCAAAGAGCATATTGCTGATGAACTGCAATGTTCTCCTGAAAGGGTACATGATATGTTGAAAAACGGTGTCTCATCTGGAGCATTTGAGGCACAAGATTTCCCAGTTTGGGATGCTAAACGTCGCATGACAATTCGCGTTCGTTGTTACCGACAGAAAGAGGCAGCCAATGCTAATTCTTCACTTGAAGATCGAATCAAGGCTTCTCTTGCTCGCAATCCAAATAAAACAAGCTATCAAATCAAAAACAATATTCGTGGGGCCACCATAGCAATGGTTGATAGCATCCGCCAAAAACAGTGAAGGTTACTTCAATAACCGTTAAAAAGCGAAAGCTGGGCCGTCACAAGGCTTTAGGTCTTGCTTACGGCAACGGTAATATTGAGATTGACGAGCGTTTGCGCGGGCAACACCACCTTCGTATTCTCATCCATGAATTTCTCCATGAGTGGGAATGGATTCTGCCAGAGGAAGTTGTTGATACACTCAGCAGTGATCTGGCTAAATTCCTTCACAAGCATAACACTCGCATGATTGAGGAAGACAAACACCCATGATTCAAGATTTTTCTATCGCGCAGGTTTCTATTCTTGCGATAACCGCCATCTGCCTGCTTGTTTGGGGCATCATCATTGTTAGCTCTCCAAAAGTATGACTGAGAAGGAAATTAAAAATATACAAGAAAAAGTTGGCGTTGAAGCAGATGGATTTTGGGGTCCCAAAAGTATGGAAGCCTGTCAAAAATATCTGCGTAATTTGATGCCATCCAAGTCTCCATGGCCAGCGACTGATCAAGCAAGTCTAACTAAGTTCTATGGAAATGCCGGAGATCAATCACAACTGCGAATTATTGATGTTTCCAGCATTGGAATAAAATATGACGGAAAGACAGTTAATTCTATCCGTTGCCATAACAAGTTGTCAGCGAGTTTGCTTCGTATTTTAACTGCAATCTCAAAGGGTCCGCATCGCAGAATCCTAGAAAAGTATGCAGGATGCTTTAATAATCGAGCAATGCGCGGTGGTAGTCTTCCAAGCCTACATGCTCGCGGTGCTGCTGTTGATTTTGATCCAGACAATAATGGCAATCACGTTTCTTGGCCGACACGCGCAACGATGCCACTTGAGGTTATGGAGGAGTTCGCTAAAGAAGGTTGGATTGCTGCTGGCGCTTTTTGGGGCAGAGATGCGATGCACTTTCAGGCAACAAAATGACCGACTTTGAAGTCATCAAAAACCAGTTTGAGTCACGCGCTAAATGCCGTCATGGCAACTCGCCAAAGATCAATCACGACGGCTGCACCTGGATTGAATGCAAGCCAGAAGGCTGCAAGTGCATGACAGCAGATGGAGATGGCATTCCACTTAGCCGTTTTCTAGCCGAGTGGGTAGAGAAGTTTAGTTAATCACTCCAGACCTTCGTGCTTCCCAAGATATTTCGGTTTGTAGGAGGGGGTTATTTTCGCGGTCATGCAGACGCCATTCTGCCCCTTGAAGAACTGAATCTCATAGTTTGAACAAAGACTGTGTTCAATATTTCGCCTGATCAAAGGAGCAGCAAACTCTGGTTCAAATACAGTCGCTTGCAGCATCGTCAGTGCGTCCTCAATAGTCTCAACTTCATGGTTTATCATATTTCAGATATGACATCTAAAATTGACTCATCGCAAGTCACTTCTGCAACCTCTGCCCAAAGACCGGCCTTGGCTTTCTAAAGACCACCTGCTTTACCTCAATCTTTGGTTGGGGTATATCGTGATGAACCCTACGAGTTGCGTTCCAAGCATGGAATTGGCTGGATGTCATCACGTCCTTGCTGCATAGACAGCAACCTTGCCACAGTGATCGCCCGTTTTTATAGCATGTTTGGCAGATGTTCATAGATCATATAGTCTTGAAACTTACCAGTTCTGAACTACCCATTCAACAGATATGAAGCAGAAGCCCCAAAAATCTCGCGTCGTCCCACTAACGCGAGGACCAATCGAGACGTATGGCATCAAGTTTGATCATCAATTTGGCAATCAACTGGATGTCGAGTTGATCTTCCTCAAGTGTCCAACGGGTTCGTTATTCGGTTGGAAAGGCGATAAAAACCCACAAGGAAAGCCTGCGTGGATTCATTTCGTCAACGCAGTGAACCTCATCTGGAACTACCCAGGAAGTAGGACTCCGTTCATGTGGCATCCTTGGGCGATCAAGATGGCAAAGGCCGCATTTGAGAATAAACGTCTTGCGATCTCGTCTGGTGGTTCTGGCGGCAAGACTGGTTTGTTCGCCGTTTACTGTCTCGTTTGGTGGCTGGCAAATCCATACAAGAACGTCGTTCTCGTCAACACTACGACCATCAAGGACTCGATGGGGCGTATTTGGGGCCAGATCACTCGTTACTTCAATGGCATGGCTGGAGCACCTCCTGGCAAGTTGGTTGAGTCTTCACACTGCATTAAGTCGATGGACTTGAATACCGGCGTTGTAATGGATGAGTACGGCATCCGCTTGTTTCCAGGTGAGCAAAGCAAAGCCGCTGAATCCTCACGCGCCATTCGAGGTCAGAAGCATGGCCCTGGCGGTAAGCTCATCGTTGTTCTTGACGAGTGCGCTGAACTTTCACCATCCATCATCAATACGTTCGAGGAAAACTTGACGCAGAACCCGAATGTCCAGCTTATCGCGCTAGCTAACGCTAATTCGCCATTTGATACCTTTGGACAGCTTTGTGAGCCTATTCCTGGAGGATGGGATAGCTACAACCCAGATTGGGACGAGTGGAAAGGGAAAGGCGCTCACGTCATCCGAATCAATAACGAGACATCGCCAAACATCATTGAGGGCAAGGTGATCTACCCGTTCTTGATGACTCGCGAGATGTTGGAAGAGAAGCGAGAAAAGCTAGGCCAGCATACGCGAGCTTACTGGCGAGGTGTCCTTGGTGCGTTCCTTCTTGATGGAGACGATGACAATATTTATTCGCCCGCTGAAATTATCAAGACGCCCAAGGATTGCGTGTGGCAGGGGATTCCAACGAAGGTGTGCGGCATCGATCTTTCCTATACTAGCGGTGGTGACAAAACGGTGATGACTATTGGCTCTATTGGCATCTGCACTGATGGCAAGAAACGACTCAAGTTTGAGCGCCATATCCTTCTCAATGACGATGCCAGCAAACGCGACGTTGACCGCACTACGCAGCTTATTGAGCAGATTAAAGACATCTGCAAGAAAGACGGAATCGACATCAAGGATGTGGCAATTGATGCGTCTGCCGGTGGTGGCAAAACCTTTGCTGATGCCATGTGGAGCAAGTGGGGTAATACCTTCTTGCGTGTGGATTTTGGTGGCAAGGCTTCAGATCGTCCTGTGTCTGCTGCGGATCGTGAGAAATCAAGCGTGAGGTATGCTAACAGAGTTAGCGAACTTTGGGGCTGTGGCAAAGAACTGATTCGCTGCGATCAGCTACGCAACATCACAAAGGAGATGGCTGACGAGATGACTGTTCGTAAGTACAAAGATAACAAGGCACTTGATGGAGGATCAAGAATCAAGGTTGAGTCCAAAGTCGATATGAAGCGCAGAACGGGGAAGTCTCCGGACGTTTATGATAGTGCCTGCGTTCTTATTGAGCTTTGCCGTGAGAAGCATGGCCTCTCAAGTATTGATAAGCCTGGAAATCACAATCCAGACAAACCAAACCAATTGCAGAAGAGATTCAAGCAGTTGGCTGGCTTGTGGGCTGCTTAATATCCAAAAGCCTCAAGCGTGTGCTTGAATGGATTGCATTCGATGTTCTTCACCAGATCGAGCATCATTGCAGCAATATCGCGAATTTCTTTTTGTGCTTCTGGTTTGTTACGCAATGCCAAGAAGTGATGAAAGCTCCGCCAGTTGAACATCACATCAGCCTGAATCTGGCTATTGTATGTCTTGAAGAAACGAGCACTTTCTTTGGCTCGCTTGCGGCCAATGACTGGTTCAAGTTGCTCCAAACACTTATGGTAAAGTTCATTACCAAGTTCTGTGTATTCAGTTAAAATGATTGTCCAATCTTCGCCATAAGCATCAATGGTTGATCCAAACTTATCCGAAATAAATGAAGCTGGAATGCCCTTCCAATCATCAGGAATATAATATTTGTCTTCCTTTAGCTCTTTATATCGAGCACTCTCTCCATTGAGAGAAACACCAATGCGATGCTTGAGCAAGTGAATATGACTAGCAATATCGCAATCCACAAGAAAGTGAAGACTGCTCTTTTCAAAAGGTGTATGATGGCCCGCATCTGCTAGCATTTTTAATAGTTTAGGAATGCGCTCTTGTTTTTCATCTGTGATGTCTCTGCTGGTGCTTGTCCATGCAGAGCAGGCATGAATTTCGTCGCTCCCGTAATATCCGATAAGTTCTATTTTGTTGTTCATATCTTTTATCCAAATCAGTTATTCTTTGGCATCAAAACAAAATCTATCGCCTCTTCTCCAATAAGCTGACCAAGGGTTACATTGTAGAGCTTCGCCACCTTTAATGCAGCATCAACGGTCAGTTCAAAGCAGTCTTTTTCTAGCTGCGAGCACCAACTTTGAGCACGACAAAGATGTTTATTCACATCCTGTTGACTCAAGCAGTTGACTTTTCGGAGGATGCGATAGCGTTGACCTTGCGTGGTTTTTACTTGTATTGGTTTCATATATGGTCATCAATCTTATCACGTTATTTAACGCGATGCAAATTATTTTGCTTTTACGACTTCAACTTTAACGAATGGAAGCATGAGGACGCTGATAGTCTTATTCTTCCCAAGGGTGAATGAGTGCGTCACCGCTTTGAATACAGACTTTTTGAGCATCATGACGCCGTGATAGCGAAAGATTGAACCGTTGGGTAGTTTGTGGAAACGTGTCACGGAGTTTGTGTAATTTGTTCAAGCCAAGCATCAAGCTCTCCTTGTGTTGGATGGACTATATCTTTATCGCCATGGTAAAATAACCAAGTGCATTTAGGAAATTCATTCCCAATGCTTGAAAATACTTGAGTTAAAATGGGTTCAATTTCTCGATACAAAGCTATATCAGAAATGCGAATCTTCCATGGACCTAGAAAGTAACCATTTGGTTGTAGGCACAAAAAATCTTCTTTGATTTTTAATTCGGCACCATCCTCATCTGCAATAATGCAGTCGTATAGTGTTTTATCTGTTTTGCCTATGTGTAGTCTTTGGCTCATATGTCTGGTAATT